TAATCAAATTCAGAAAGGTGTTTAGTAAATTCTTTTTTAGAATTGAACTTTTTAATCGATATACCATTTTTTTTATCTATGTTGGATTTCTTAAAAACAAAAAGTTTGTTCTTTTCATATATGGAATTATCAACAGACCATTTTGGAGTTGAAACATTCTGTTCACTCATAAACTTTTTTAACGCCAATTTACTGGCTGCAAATTTATCTATAAGACAAGTTTTATCCCATGCTATTCTTAATATAAAATCCGTTTGTTTATTATATTCAAAATCCCAAATATCATTTTGGGCATTACAAGATTGAATAGAAACTTTCTTATTTATCTTACTACAGGTTGCCTGTAAGCTTTGATACCACTTCCCCTCAAGGATATTATCATGTTCACCATCTTCCACCAATACAATCACATTATCATATTGCCACTTTTCAAGGGCAGAGACTATTGGGTTAAAATCAAACCACTCGACTAAATCATCATCAACTGCGGTGTTGGTATTTACCTCTAATACATTTGGTTCATAATTTTTGGGTATGATGTCCCAACAAAATAGCAAAGCTTCATTTCGTTTGAGATTAACATTTCCAGTAAAAAAATGGTACTGAATTTGGTCTGTAAAATTGTCTACAACCCTTTTATATACTAACTTATCAAATAAATCTTTCATACTTATAAATATATACTTTAATGATTTTTGTTAAACAAAAGAAGGGCCATGAATCCAAGTAACAATAGCATATCGTGTTCCTTTGGTTACGGGTGTAACTCCATGAACAAGGTATGATGGAAAAAAGATTATAGTGCCAGGTGTCTTTGGATACATTGAATTTTGTTTACCATCTTCGGATTCCATTCCAACACCATTAAAAATTAAATCACCACCTTCGTAATCATCGTTTAGAATTATAGTAGAGGATAATTTTCTCAATGATGTGGGATAAGTTGGCCCGATATCTATGTGTGGGTCATACTTTCCTTGTTCATCACCAGCATACCTCAAATATATTGATGGTTCTGCTATCATTGTTAGATTAAATTTATAAACGGACTCGTTGACCTTGTATACCAAATCTTCTAACTTTTCATAATACCAATTGAACTCAGGTGTGGGTGGAATCATTGTTTCGTATGCAATTCTTTCTGAACTCTCGGTTCTAATTCCCCCATAATTTGCATCACCAGATGTTAGGGCCTGATGTTCAGGATTATCTTCCATCAACTTCAATAACTCTTGAAGTCTTTTTATCTCAAATGTTGTAAAGGCACCCTCGATAGAAAATGGTAAATTTTCTTTTAACTCTTGCGAGAGTTTTCTCATACCTAACTGATTTCTTATTAATTGCATTTTATTCTCCTAACAATATTTCTTTGTAACCTTCTTTTTGTCGATGGTCTACACTTAAAGTCCATTGATGTGTTGGTTTAGTATTAATATCAAAACATTTATCAAGTATCATAAGTGTTTTTGGGACTGGTTTTTCAATTCTTAATAATTCTCTTTGGAAAAATCCATCTGAAATATACATAATATCTAACTGTAATTTATCATACTTACCATATTCACTATAGTAATAAATTTTTGTGTTGTAGTCTTTTTTATCAAACTTATACCAAACATTTTTTGGTGTTGATTTTGGTTGACCAGGTTTTTGCATCCACCCAATCTTCATGGTGTTCTTTGTAAATATTTTCAAATGATGTTCTATTATTTCATTAAATATATCATCTTCCATATAATTTTCTTTAGATAAAATATCATCCAATAAAAAATTATCATCATCTATATACACCAATGGGCCGAGGGTATTAGGTACTATCTTATACATTGATGGTTGCTCCTACTCTAATGGTTCTCATATGACTCTTTGGGTGAATATTTCCTGCACAGACATATCTTGAACCTTCAAATTCTTTTGATTTTACCTCATGATTTAAAGTACCAGGAAAGAAAACCAAAAGTCCTTTTTCAGGATTTACATTTCCGTAATCATCTATTTCTAATGGTGGAAATCCATCACCTTCATTTAAATAAAGACAAAAAGACCAATTTGATGGAGCATGTGCATGTTTTCTTGCATATTCTCCACTCTCATATTTTGCAACCCAAATATCGTCAACTGATAAATTGAAATTCTGTTCATCTAAAATAGAATCTATTATATCTAAAATGACATCATATCTTTCTTTGTATTGAGAATAAATGTGAGATTTATAACCACTCATTGCACAGAATAAATTAGTCTTATGGTACATTCTATCACCATCATTATCGACAATCTCCATCAAGGATTTCATCAATTTGTCATCATCAATTTTATACTTAATAACACTTGGTGGTAAATTTTTTTCATACCACTTTACTTCAGGTGTTAAGCATTTTACAGAATCAGTTTTCATTACCCCATCAAATCAGGTTGTACTTCTAATCCAACATCCTTTAACATACTCGATGGTACTTTACCACAATTTCCACAACTATAGATATCTATTGGTGCAAGTGCCTCTTGACCAGTAGGACTCATAAGTGCAGATATTCGTTTAATTATAGTTGCCTTTATCCAAACATAGTTTCCACAATCCTCACACTTCATTGTATCCGCTTGTGATAAATCAAGTTTAACACCTTGTTGTTGTGGTTGTTGACCTGGCTGTGGTTTAAATTTTCTTTTAGCCATTTTTACTCCTTATATAATTTCATCAATTAATCCATACTCTAAACAAGTTTTTGCATCCCACAATAAATCATGTTTCAGTATTTCATCAAGTTTTTTCATTGGAACTTTAGTATATTTCTTATACACATCTTTAATTGTTTTCATCATTAAATCAAGATTTTGTTTCTCGTCTTCGAAGTTAGAATATGTCCCCCAAAACTGACTTGATAATTGATGAATCAACATATAGGAATTACGACTCATAAATCTATAATTACCCACCACCGATAGGAATGTTGCTGCACTTGCTGCAAATCCGTCTACATATGTGTGAACAGGTACTTTTGTTCTCAATATAGTATCCATAGATGCTATACCACTAACCACACTACCACCACCTGAATTTATGTATATTCTTAAAGTTGGTGGTACTTCCAAGTCTAAACTATTTTGTAAAGTTAAACTTTTAGATTCTATCTCACCTATCTTTTTATTAAGTTCAGATGCACTATCCCTATTAACACTTGAATAATAGTAAATCTTATTCTCGTGAACTGAAATATGTTTTTCTGATTTACTTGTAGAGTTTGTACTTGTTTTTGGTGATTTTCTCTCACCCCAATATCTTTCCATTAGTCTTCATCCAATATGACATCTACAATTTTAGATTGTTTTACTAAGATTGTTTCGAAAACAAATGGTGAATCCTTTACCCACTCATTCACTTTAGCTTCAGCGACAGTAACAGAATCACATTCCACTAAGTAACTTCTTCTAACTTTCTTTTCTTTAACACCATTTTTCATTTGTATTTCTTCTATAAATACAACGGTTGCTTCAAAAAACATTATAACTCCTTATTTAATAACACTTAAAATTTCTATTAACATCGCCATTGCGTTAATTTCTTTATCCACTACTTGTGAATCACTTAATTCATATTTAGCAATAATTAAAATACAATCAGCTACATGACCTTTACCATAACTATCAACTTCATCGTACAAAAGACGGAATAAATCAGCAAAGTCTGTAACTTTTGCGTCTGCCAATAACTGACGAATGTTCTTAAAGGCATTTTTCCTATCTTGGGTTTTGAGTATCTCCAACAACTTCATCTTGTAGTCATTCTCAACTATACTCTGTTTATCAATTGTTAGTTTACCACCAAGTGATTGTCGTTGTGCTCCGTTGATAACTCTTCTTATATCAGGATAACCACTATTGACTATAATACCCAAATCCTCTCTATCGTAACTCACACTCTCTTGAGTTAAAATATTATGTAGATGTTTAGCTACATCATTTTTGTTCGGTGGTATTACTTGAAAAGATTGACACCGAGATTGTATCGGGTCGATAATTCTTTCTACAAAATTACAAGTCAAGATGAACCTACAATGTTTACTAAATGTTTCCATGAGATTACGAAGTGCGGCCTGTGCGTTTGGTGTAATGTAATCACACTCGTCCAAGATAATAACCTTGTAATCCTTGAATCCCATAGTGGAGGCGAAGTTCTTAACCTTACTCCTCACAGTTTCCACATTGTTCTCATCCGAGGCGTTGATGTATAGATAATCACAATCTATGTTATTGACGAGTAATTTAGCTAATGTGGTTTTACCAGTTCCAGCCTTTCCAAACAACAAAAGGTGTGGTAAATCACCACTATCTAAATACACTTGAACTTTACTTTTTAATTGTTCATTTCCAATGTATGTATCGAGTGTTTTTGGTCGATGTTTTTCAACCCATAATGTATGTTCTTTCATATAACCTCTTTTTAATAAATATCCTTGTCCAACTTGTTAATTAGTTTTTTTTCCATATCCAAATCGGTTCACCAAATGCTATGTTTTCGGTTTCCTTAGCCTTTTCTTTTAAATCTTCTGAATAGTAATCACTAACACCTTTACCAGCACCTGCTGAATTAAACCTCTTGGTCATTTCCATTCCAATACAACCTTCGTATTTTAATCCTTGTGACTTAATAAAATCATTCATGGCATTTGTTATATCCACATAACCTTTTACAGACTCATGGTAGACATCTGCAATATTTACGGCAAGTATACCATCCTTCTTTAATGTAGGTATCAACTTACCGATTGTTTTGTGTAGGAAATTTTCATTCCAACTATCGATTGTGGTGTATCGTTTGAAACTTTGTGTATCTTCATCACTATACTTTTCCACATCAAAATAAGGTGGTGATGTAAATATGGTATCGAAATGATTTTCATATTTACTATAATCCACATCTTCTGCTGGACTACAGATTAAATCTACTTTTTTTTCTTCTTCAAAGAATGTTTGATGTTTTTTATAGAACTCAACTTGTCTCTTATAGTTTGGATGATTGGTGGAGTTTGGGTCAATCCCAACATATGATTTTGTAGTCTCTCCACAAAAAAACCCAGCCAACCTATCACCCCAACCAGCACTAAAGTCGAGTACATTAACACTTCCAAAATAGTCATAAAATGCCTTTGCTATACTTGGTTTGAATTGTGATGCTACATACTTTCTAAGTGTTGTTGCCATTCGTATGGATTGTAAATCTACCTTTAGTAAAACCTTATCTAAAGTATAGTATGCCCTCACAATAGTTTTTATTCCCTTGACAGTCTGCCATGTTTTCCATCCACTTGGCATCCTTGTCCAATCCACCTTCCATCTCGTCTCTATGTGAAACGGATTAGAAGCATTGTTACCTTTATTGTCTCGTTTGAAATACTTTGGTGTGAGTTCGTATTTGGTATCTCTTTCATTTCTTGGAAACCATTTACCTTCAATTAATAAATCAGGCCACTTCACACCCTTTAGTTTGTTCAAACTTTTTAAAGTATCTTTTTCTGATATTTCAGGTATGGGACATGGATATGTATGTAGAGCTTTTGATAACTCTTCTATAACATCGTCCTTCTCGTATGTATCTAAAATATACTTCCATTCCTTCTCATCAATAAATAGGTATGGTTTCATATTGTAGAATTTTTTAAAGTAATCTGTTATTTTTTCCATACCCAAATAGGTTCTCCAAATTTTTTATCTTCTTTATTCTCAAGTGATTTCTCTGTCCAAACTGAACCTTCATAACTTTTGGCTGTTCCTGCTCCACCACTATTAGGTCGTTTAGCCATTTCCATTCCAATACAACCTTGATAAGTTCCGAGTTTAGATAGATAGTCATTCATCGGATTACAAATCTCTAACCAACCTCTGTCGGTACTCCATTTAGCATTTGAATAAACATCACTTATATTAATTAATACATAACCACCTTTTTTCACACTATCCCAAAGTCTACCCAAGGTCGAATGTAAGAAATCTTTGTTCCAATCATCTATATCTTTATATCTAACCCAACTTTGTGTGTCATCGTAACTATAGCGTTCAACACTAAAGTATGGCGGACTCGTAAATACCATGTCGAAATGTTCTTTGTACGGGGCGAAATCAAAATCTTCTGCAGGACTACAATGAAAATCACACTTTCTCTCATGTTCAAAGAAACCTAAGTGTTTTTGGTAAAACTCTGATTGTTCCTTGTATATAGGGTGATTCTCCTTTCTTGGGTCTAAACCAACATAATGTTTTCCATATTCACTTGCGTAGAATCCAGCCAGTCTATCACCCCAACCCATTGAGAAATCAAGTATGTTTTCAGACTTGAACATATCATAAATTATCTTTGCTACATTAGGTTTGAACTGAGAACAAATATACTTTCTCAACCCAATCATGGTTCTCAATATATTCTTGGTAATCTTAGGCATCTTCAACGAGTAAGCACTTCCCATAAGTGTAGTCATAAACTTTTCACTCTCCCAAGTTCTTTTAGGACCTGGCGAAACTGAACCATCTACTGACCATCTATTTTTTATTTGAAAGTAATTACTTGATATATTACCAGCATTTAATCTTCTAAAATACAATGGTCTCCCATCGTGTAGTAAATCATATGTGTATTCCGTTCCTTCTCTAGCATACCAATCACCCTCAACCATAATTTCATTCCACTTCATACCCTTGAGTTTTTGGAAATCCTTGTATGCCTTCTTTTCGGTTAAATCAGGATATGGTAATGGATATGTCATGGCAACTTTAGCGAGACTTTCCTTCACATCTTCTTTATCAAATGTTTCTTTAATGTACTCCCAATCCTTTTCATCAATTTCAAGATAGGGTTTCATGTTGTAGAACTTGTCAAAGTAATCTAAATACATTAAAAGAACTCGTGTTTAATTGTTTGTTTCATTTCTGATTTTATTTTCTCGTAAAATTCTTGACCATAAGTTTCGACAAGTGCCTCTTTGGATTGTAACCATATTTGTTTAACTACATTTTCTATTGTGTCGTCCAATATCAATTCATCTCGTTTGTTCTTATGTTTCTTCTTCAACTTGTAGTGATACTTCCCATCCACTTCTCTATCTAACTCGTAATTCTCAGGCCTTGGACAATGTAAATATGCCCAATTATTAATCACCACACGACCTGTTTTGTTCTCCACTAATGGATATGTTTTACAGAATACAGGTCGTTCATCACCTAAAGTACAACCACTTCCATCTTCACTTAACAAATCACAACAGCCATCTTGTGACC